TGTTTGGAGAGAGGGTAATGTTATTGGGCCGACTTATGCAGCCTACGCTGCTCAAGCATGGCTGGCTTCTGAACAAGCTCCGGTTGTTATGGTTAGGCTCGCTGGCGTTGAACATCCGTCTGCGACAACTGGTAAAGCTGGTTGGCAATTGGATAATTCTCCAGATTCCTCCGCCGCGAGTAATGGAACTGCCTATGGGCTTTTTCTAGTAGACGACACCGCAGCCGTCCGTGCGGGCTCTTTCGGAACAGGGTCTCTTGGTGCGATTTTTTATGCAAATTCAGGATATCTTACTCTTTCTGGATCCGCTACCGGCGATGTTGTTACGGCTAATGGCTCCGGCGCTTTTATTGTATCCGCTGGCCCCAACAAAGAATTTAGAATGCTTGTTTACAATTCTGTCGGTGCTGTTGAAGAGAATGTTCTTTTTAATTTTGATAGGAATTCTTCAAAATATATCCGTTCGGTATTTAACACAAATCCGCAATTAACTAATTCAGCAATTGTCGATAGTGCAGATTTAAAATCGTATTGGTTGGGAGAATCATTTCTTCGCGAGGTTTCAGATAACGTTAGTAACACTGCTAAGGGCAGTGTTATCGGGGTTCTCTTAGCACTTGAAAGTGGTTCTTATAACTGGTCTGATAGACAACAAGAAGCCACAGAAGCCAAATCTGGTTGGGTTATTAGCCAAAGAGCTAGCAATCAACAAAGATTATTCCGGTTTAAATGTCTTCATGTTGGAGATGAATTTCAAAAAAATTACATGATTGCGATAGAAGACATTAAAGAGTCGAGTAATCCTAATGTTGAAGCTTATGGATCCTTTACGGTTTCAATTAAAGATTTATCTGGTGGTACAGTTGAGCAATACAATAATGTTAATTTAAATCCTTCATCCCCAAATTACATTGCTAAAAGAATTGGTGATCAATATCAAACGTGGGATGAGACAAATCGTCGCTATTACACTTATGGAGATTTTAAGAATCTGTCTGACTATATTTATGTTGAAATGCAGGCAAACGTTGGCGATGGAGGAGGACAAGGTCTTCTTCCGGCTGGGTTTTTTGGTCCGGTTCGACCAAAAGGGTTTCAGATTGCCAGCGGCTCTCTTGGAGCGCGAACCCAAACCAGCGCAGATGGCACAACTTTATTCCCAGCGGCTTTTGTAAAAGGTGGAGCAGGGGGAACAGCGGGGGCGCTTTCCTATGCCGGAATTGCTGCAATTGGGCACGATAATTTTGTATCATGTTCTGTTGCCGCCACCACCGCATCATTTAACTTTCCAAAACTCGCTCTTCGTGGAGGCGGAACAGAAGGGGGCGCCCCTGATCCTTATCGAGTTCATTATGGAATCAGGCCGAAACTATCATCCACATCAAATCAGAATGATCCAGATTATGGTGATTATTTGAGAGGACTTAACTCTATTGTAGATAGCTTTACACCTTCAACTGATAATTTTGAATATTCTTTCGTCTTTAGTTTAGATGATTTGATTATTAATACAAACACAAATGTTGTTACATATACTTCTGGCTCTTGGTCTAATACCGAGGCCGGAACAAGCACTTCATTTACCTCGCCCAATAATACTGAACAATATTATTCTGGGTCATTTGGAGAACTATTGGATCTTAATGTTCGTCAATTTTTAATGCCAGTGTGGGGTGGAACTGATGGATTTGAGATTACCGAAAGAGAACCAATCAGAAATGATTTAATTGGAGCTACTCTTGCTGAAACAACCAATTATGTACAATATACTCTTAATAGAGCCCTTGATTCTGTAAAAGATCCAGAAATTGTCGCAGCAAATTTATTGGTAATGCCTGGAATTTTTGAGCCATTAATAGCCAATAAGATTATTACAACAGCAGATAGCAGAAAAGATGTTCTCGCCATTGTTGATTTACAAGGTGATTATATCCCTAGGGCAGAATCTAAGGATACTGCTGCTAACCGACTTGGGTCAGTAACAAGTGTAGTCGCAAATACTAAGGCAAGAAATCTTAATTCTTCTTTTGCTTGTGCTTTCTATCCATGGGTTCAAATTTCGGACAATATCAGTGGCGGCCAATATGTTTGGGTACCAGCATCGGTTGCTGCTCTCGGAGCTCTTGGTAAATCACAAGCGCAAGCAGACGTTTGGTTTGCGCCGGCTGGGTTTAATCGTGGTGGGCTTGGAAATCTCGGAGGATCACGCGGTCCAGCCGTTATTCAAGCAAGACAGAGGCTAGATTCTCGAGACAGAGACAAATTATATGAAGTCAACATCAATCCAATTGCAACATTCCCGGCAGAAGGGGTTGTAATCTTCGGGCAGAAAACCTTGCAGTCTGGCCAATCGGCACTAGATCGAATTAACGTCCGGCGCTTGGTATTATTGTTGAAATCTAAAGTTTCTGCGATTTCTCGTAACTTATTGTTTGACAACAACGTTGAATCAACTTGGCTAAGGTTTAAGTCTCAGGTTGATCCAGTTCTTTCAGATATTCGTGCTAGATTTGGTTTAACTGATTATAAAATTGTTTTAGATGAAACAACTACAACACCGGATCTTATAGACCGTAATATTATGTATGCAAAGATCTTCATTAAGCCTGGTCGAGCTATTGAATATATCGTTGTTGATTTTATCATCACAAAAACAGGGGCGGATTTTGTTTAGGCCACTAATTATAACAAACAGGAGATAAATTAAAATGGCGTTTTGGAGCACAGAATTAATCAGCGGCACGAGAGACCCTAAAAGACAATTTAGATTTAAAGTTATCTTTGGCGGACTCGACAATGCCAACGATGGCGTAATATGGTGGGCTAAAACGGTTAATAAACCAAGCTATACTGTAACAGAATCGGATCATACTTATTTGAATCATAAATTTTATTTTCCGGGAAGGGTTGAGTGGGATCCGGTTACCTTGGCATTGGTAGACCCTGTCTCTCCAAATGCTACTGCTCAAATCAGCGCTCTAATAAGAGCCGCCGGCTATACAATCCCTGGCGATGCTACTACATTAGAAACAATGTCAAAAGGTAAAGCCACAACATCTCTGGGCGCCGTATCAATTATACAGGTTGATGCTGAAGGTAAATCAATTGAAAACTGGTCACTTAAAAATGCTTTTATAAAATCAGTTAAATTTGGTGATTTAGATTATTCTGGTGACGATCTGATTCAGATTGATCTTGAGCTGCGTTATGACTGGGCCGAGCTGTCCTTCGACACCAACAACGTGCCTGACGTAGCCGACCTTGCGAAAATCGAAGGTGGTACTAAACCCAAAGATGATAGGAAATTCTACGGCGTAGATCCCGCCACTCCAGCCCCGGTTTAAGGATAATAAATGGCTTGGTGGACTTCAACAGATAAATTTGCACTTCATCCAAAGACTAAATCTAGATTTGTATTAGTTATTGGGAGTTATTTGATACCTACAATCAAAACTGTAACAAAGCCTTCTGTTGCCATTGATGTTAAGGAATTCAGGATGATAAATCATTATTATAAATATCCGGGACTTGTTAAGTGGAACCCAATAACATTAACTTTTGTTGATGGCGCTGGAGAGTATTTGATGGCTGATGGAAGTGGGGAGGATCTACCCGACGGCCAGGGTGGCGTTCAATCTATGAATACTGCTGCTCTGTTATCAAATATGCTTGGGGCTTCAAATTATAAAACTCCTGATAATTCAGGGCTAACAACTCCAACAAAAGCATCAATGATGGATTTATCTTTTCAAGGTTCAGTTTTTATACAACAAATTAATACTGTTCCCAATGAGGAAGGTAAACTTTTAATTACAGAACAATGGGAAATAGTTAATCCAATTATTAAATCGATAAATTGGGGCGATCTCGCTTATGAAAGCGATGATTTGGTGGAATATACTATGGATATTGAATATGATTATGCCAAATTTTCAAGTCCACCATTTATAGAGCCTAAATACGCTGCTACTGGTATCTCGCCCGTTATAAGCAGACAAATAGAACAAGAATAATCTTTTTAGAGGTGTAAATGAGAAGAAATAATCAAGACCGAATGGTTGGCGGTCACAAACCAAATCCAACAGAAGACGCCCCTCAAATGGCGAATCCGATGGACTTTGTTGCTCCATCACAATTTGTAGATCTTCCATCAAAAGGAAAATATCCACAAGGTCATCCATTATACGGACAAGACTCAATTGAAATTAATTACATGACGGCTAGGGACGAAGACACTCTTACGTCGCGGTCTTTATTGAAGAAAGGAGTTGCAATTGATCGTCTTATTCAAAATTTAATCAAAAATAAATCAATTGATTCAAACTCTTTGTATATTGGAGATAGAAACGCGATCCTTATTTATGCTCGGGCTTCGGCTTATGGAGATGAATACAAAACAAAGGTATCTTGCCCAAATTGTGGAGAAACTTCAAAATTTAAATTTGATCTTTCAAATAGTAAAGTTCATCATGGAGATGACATCGAAGACACAGAAATTCAAAGAACAGATCAGGGTACGTTTTTGGTAGAACTTCCTATATCTGCAATACAAGCAGAATTTCGTCCTTTAATTGGTCATGATGAAATGCAAATGATCAAAGAAAGTAAGGGCAAAAATTCAATGGATAATCTTGTAACAAAGCAGATGAAACGTTTTGTATTATCTTTCAATGGATACAAGGATAAAAAAACTGTTAATTATGTTTGCGAGAATATGGTCGCCACAGACTCTAGATACTTAAGAGATTGTTTCACCCTGATTTCTCCAGATATTAATATCCAAGATAATTTTGTGTGTAAACATTGTGAACACGAGGAGGTTATGACGGTGCCGTTCGGCGCTGACTTTTTTTGGCCTGAACGAGGAATACATGGAAAGCGTATATGAGGCGTTTTTCATTCTTAAGCACTATGGCGGCTGGTCTTTATTCGAATTATATAACCTCCCGGTTGGATTAAGAAAGTGGTTTCTTGATCGAACCTTGCAAGAATATAAGAAAGAAGCCGATGCAGCGAAAAAAGCAAGAAGATGATGCCCGAGAAAACTCGGGCATTTTTTTATTCAAACTATTTACAAAGTAAGAGGACTATGATATGGCAACACCTCCATCT